ACCATAAGGAACAGCAGATACTGGATATGGTACTGTATTCATTTCAATTCTTACATACTTACTCAAGTTTGTATAAGTACCAAATTCAATGATTTTACCGGCATAAGTAATGAAATTGTATCTATCACCAATTCTACGAGCTACGAAGTTTGAAGAATTTGGATCTAGACTCAAGTTTTGGAAGATTTCCAAGTATTTTGGCTTCTTATCTGTATCACTATAAGATCTTACAGCAAGTGTGAATGAACCCCAATCACTTCCTGCAACAGTACTAGATAATTTAACATTACTAATTTCAATCTTGTATTGTTTATTTGTGATTGTACCATCGCTAACTGTGTGTACTTTAAACAATTGATACTTGGTTGTAGAACCACCTGTATTAGATGTTCCACTCCAAGGAGCAATTCCTTGTGAAAGAATCCAAGGTGTTGCTGCACTTGTTAGTCCGTATTGAGAATCACCTGCGTTTAAGTTTGTTGAATATTGATCGGTAAATTTCAATGTTTCACCTGTTGAGAATGAACCAGATGAAGGTATTCCAGCGAATATTTTCCATCCTGGGTTTCCACTATTTAATTCATCATTTACTTTTTGAATTGAATCTTCAAATGTATTATATAAATAAGCGGCTTCAATCTTAGCGCCGGAAACTTGATCATTTTGATTACCAACGGTTGGATCATTTCCAAATACATTTGTAATGTAATTTGAATCAGCAGGATTCAATGAAAAGTCATAGTAACCAATCAATGAACCATTTTGTGATAAAGTCAATTGGAAATCACTCAATGATGTTGGATTTTGAGAACCACTATAATTTCCAGATGTTGCTGTTTTTTGATTCAATACAGAACCACTGAAACCAGGAGCATTAAAACTACTATCCAATGTACCATATTGAGTATTTGATAATACAGCAAGAACTCTTGGATAATAAGATACTGCGGTTGGATTACATGGATCGGCTGGTGCAGACCATTGTGGTGTAAATGTTCCTGTAATTTTACCAAATGAACCACTGATTACACCCTTAAGATATACTTGTGTTCCACAACCAGTTGAAGATCTTAGAGCAAATATACTACCACTTATGAGTGTAATATTTGTACCAACTAAATTTCCATCTGAATTGGTAATTGTTACACTATTTGCAAGTGAAGCACTAAAATATGATGTGGTTGATGTAGATTCTGCAATTGCTTGTAATAATTTAGCATCACTTGTATAAGATGAATTTCCTTGATAAGATGATGTTACAAATACAGTTGAGAATGATAACGCACCTACAGTAAAACTATAAGTTTGACCGTAGTTATATAAACTTCCATTTGCAGAATTTACATTTAATGTAGTGTTATCACCAGCGGTTGAATTAAATTGTGCGGTAAATGCTGCACCAGATACAAATGACATTGATGTACTTGCTGAATTATAAGTAAATGTACTGGAAATATTGTCACTATCATATAGTACATATGAAGATCCACTATTTAAAGCACCGGCTGAACCGCTTCTGGCCCAAGTACCTGGTTGTGCCCAGATTACGAATGGGTTGATTTGTCTATATCCTGTCAAAGCACCGACACGACATACAGTTACAAATCCTTTTTCCTTAAGATATTCTTTTGCGGTGTATGGTCCATAATAAACACCATCAGCTACACCGAACTTTTCTTCAAGATCGGCTGTGTTGGTGATTAATGTTGGTGCGAATCCAGGACCTTTTGGAAACGGAGCAAGTATTACTGCTCCGATTTCGGCAACACCTTGTGCTACTCCGCTTAGGTCGTTTTCTCTTGTAAATACTCCTGGGCTGACTATACGGTCAACAGGACTAAATTTTCCTCCTTCAGTTATTGGCATATGTTAAATTCCTTTCAAATGTAGAAATTTTATTGAAAAAATCTAAATATAAATATTCACAAAAAATTCAAGATGTTAATATTTATAAACAATTTTAAAATTACTGATATAAAGGAAAAAATCTTCGTCCACTGCCTTCAACATATACAGGAGCCCACCCCCAAAATAATTTGCTTCCAATACCACTTAAGTCTTGATCTGTACCACCACCATTAATTGTAAATATATAAGCATTTGGATCTGTTAATCCTCCTCCGCCAATTCCATAATCACCTTCACCTATTAAATAAAGATTAGGTACTATTGTTTTGTTTTCTAAACCAGGTGTTTTTAAATCCGCAGCAAATGCACTGTATTTCTTTTCTGGATATAAAGACGATGTAGTATTATAATAAATAAAAGATAAAACCATTTCTTGAGCAGGTACTAAAGTAATAGATCCAGATTCTTCAATTGATCCGCTGCCTGGACCATCGAATCCGGCCACTCCACCCCATTCTATTTGTTGATATGGATAAAAACTAATTGTGTTATTATTGCTTCCGGATGATACTACTCTGATACTAAATGAACCAGAATCAGATGATGAGTTAATATGTATATTTAAATTATTGAGAGTATGTAAATGCCAAAAAGAATATTCGGATGAACACGTAATTGATGAAGTTGATCCACTAAAATAAGAAGAAGTGAATGACATTTCACCTTGTCCACCAGGCCCAACAGGTGATGGTATCCAAACTGTATCATAATTATTGGAACTACTTTTTGCTAAAATATAATTTATAGTTCCACCTGTTGGTATTCCGTTTATTGAATAACTAGATGTATCCGAATAACTTGATGAAACAGTATAACTAGCAGTAATTGCTCTTGACGCACTTATTGCCCACGAAGCAGTTCCATATAAACTAGATGTAATATTATATGATGATATTGATCCAGTAACAATTAAAGATCCTGTAACATATCCACTTCCTGTAAATGGAAATCCACTTCCTGTTCCACCACCCACACTCGCACTAATAGTTACAATTGGACCAGAACCACTAATAATAGTTATTCCTGGTCCACCAATTATAGAAGTAATATTACCACCTCCACCACCACCACTACCAGAAGCAACCGCACTGGAAGTCATTACACAGATTTGTTTTGTAGAGTCATCCCACACTAAAAAATACCTAAATGGTTCCGGTGTATTTATAACACAAGTTGGACTTTGCCAAGTAATACTACTCGTAATATTTAAAACATCCGTATTTACTGTTCCTACAGTAATTACGTCTCCTACATTTCCTAAATCAGGAGGAACGCTACTTCCAGAAGGATCAAAAACTTGAACTGTTCTTAAATTTGTATAGGAAAGATTTGAATTTACATCATATAATTCAGATTTTATTTCAAAAACTTCATTTGCTACATTTACTGGAAACGGAATTTTTACATAATAAGCATTTCCAGTATAACCATACAATTCAGAAACTTTTATTGACAAATCAGAAACAATTATTTGTTTGACATTTTCAGGATAAACAACTAAAGTTCCATAAAGATCTTCGGGAAATTTAAATTCAAAATTTTGTTTTTGATCAAAATATTTTCCAGTAGAGCTTCCGCTATAAGCAAATTCGGCGATTAATACACCTCTATTTGAATCATATCCTATATTTTTATTTACACTTGGTAACGAACTGGTAATGTAAAATTTTAATTTTGATATTGCGGAAGAATCTTTTTCTATTACAGATGTTCTGAATGATAAAACATAATCTGTATTTTTATAAAAACTCAAAAAGTTACTGTCAAAATTTGATCCTGATTGTGCAGATTGTTCATTTGCATTATATGGTAAATAAGAAACATTTCTGTTTGTAAATGATGTATTTGCTTTTACAATTGCATATGTACCATTCAAATTACTACCGGATATTTTTAACCCATCAATAAATGTTTGATTGTCATATTTAAGATTCAAATCATTTGAACTTGTAAACCAAAAATTATTTATATGAAATTGACTAAAAAATGAACCCAATCTTTCAAATGCTTTGTTTGGAGTAACTGGATCTCTTAATATTTCCGTATCACCAAATGTTTCATCAATTATTGATTCAAAATCGCCAAGAGTTCTTAAACTTTTTCTATAAACTTTGTGTTTAGCAGGTTTACCCGTAAAAGTATTAATATTTTTATAAATTATCTTTGCATAAGAAAACCTTTTATATTGTTTTACACCACTTAATCCTAAAGATTCTTGTAAATAACTTGATGACAAAAATAAATTAGAATTATAAGTAATATCATTATAAACAATTTTATAATTTCCACTTGTAATCGTAGCAACTTTATTATTATAAGTAAATGGTGTATCTAAAATTAATGTAGTAGTATTTAATGTATCTTTGATTAAAAAAGAAGCAGTAGTATTAATATTAATTTCATTAAAACTAGCATAATCTTTTATTTTATTTATGTATAATTCTATTTGGAAGTTCTTTAAACTAGAACTAAAATTCGCATTAGCATCAATAATTCTATAATCTACCAAATTTTTTCTATATCCAAATTTTTGTATATCAAAGTCTGCTTTTGGTTGTACCGGAGTTGATAGAAAACTGCCTGTAACTATTTTAGGATTATTTTCTAAAGATGATGACACCGCATACGATAATATAGGTTCAACTTCAATTAATGGTTGATTATAAAATCTTATTTTTGAATCGGTAACTTTATTAACATTTATATTTATATTAGCGGACCATCTTATGATTTTGTCATCTGATGTAGTAGAAACTAATATTATCTTACCAGAACCAATTGAATTTTGTTCGTAAACATATATTGATAGTACAATAATTCTTTTATTGGTTAATTGGTCAATACTTATAGCCTTTTCTATAAAAAGAGGTACACCATTACCATCAAATGCCTCAGTAAATATTTCAGCACCAATTTTGAGTTTGTCACTTCCATTGATTACCAACGCATTTTTCCCCACAGAGAATTCTGGTGAAAACTCTGTGAGGTTAAAATATTCGGATAAGTATGTCTTATCTTCTATATTAACTGTTCGGCTTGATAAACCTAAAATTTGACCTGTCTTTATGCTGGGCATATATACTATAAATATATATACCCATTAATTATACATAATTAACTTTAGAGAACCCGTTTTCTTTCTTAATTTCAAGTCTATTGTCAACCATATCCCTCATACTATCCAAATGACTAATAATCCATACGAAATCAAAATTAGTCTTTAAGAACGCAAATAAAGCACCCATAGAAGATAAATTATCAGCATCAGCACACCCAAATCCTTCATCTATAGCTATAAAGTTGGGTCTTGGTAGATTACTGATGTTAATTAATGCAACTCTCATAGCCAATGAACTAACAAACCTTTCCATACCACTAGCCAATTCTAATGGCCAGCGTTTATCTTCGTAATTAATATGTGTAGTTACATTTTTACCATCTGTCTGTAAGGTTACCGTAAATTCTACTATTTGGTTTAATATGT